ACCATGTTTATTGAAATGGCATCTTACGTTGGTGATGTATTATCATTTTATATGGATAATCAGATTCAAGAAACATTCCTTGAATATGCAAAACAGAAAGAAAATTTATATTCTCTAGCTTATATGCTAGGTTATAAACCTAAGGTAACATCAGCAGCAACCGTAGATATAGAAGTATATCAATTAATTCCATCAACTGGTCCTGCTACCAATAAAACTCCTGATTATAATTATGCATTAATCATAAATGAGAATATGCAAATTAAATCATCTACAATTAAGAATGCAACATTCATAATACCTGATAAGATTAATTTTGCTGTAGAAAACTCTATGGATAAAACAGATATATCAGTATATTCATATGACGGCATAGGTGATCCTTTATTTTATTTATTGAAAAAAACTAGAAAAGCCTTATCAGGAGAAGTTAAGACAGTTAGTTTTTCTTACGGAACTGCTGAAAAATTTATAACATCTTTAATACAAGATACAAATATTATAGAAATAATAGATGCATATGATAGTGACGGTAATAGATGGTATGAAGTTCCGTTTTTAGCTCAAGATACAATTTTTGATGATACATTAAATGTTAGCAATAATGATCCTAATTATAGTCAAGAATCTAATATTACACCATATATATTAAAATTAAAGAAAGTTCCTAGAAGATTCGCAACTAGAGTAAAATCTAATAATTCATTAGAATTACAATTCGGTTCAGGTATAAATCAAAATGCTGATGAAAGCGTACTACCAAATAGTTATAATGTAGGTATAGGTTTAATAGATGGATTATCAAAAATTAATACTGCTTTTAATCCTAGTAACTTTACTACTACAGAGACATATGGTTTAGCACCAACAAATACTACATTAACAGTTAGATATTTAGTAGGAGGCGGAACCCAAGCTAATATTCCTAGCAACCAATTAAACACAGTACAATCATATTCATCTAGCTTTTATGGAGGAATAGTAGATGGTGTATTATCAAATCAGATATTACAATCAATACAAATAAATAATCCAACCCAGGCAGTAGGCGGCGGTGACGGAGATACTATAGAGCAGATAAGATTAAATTCAATATCTCAATTTCCTACACAAATGAGAGCAGTTACTCAGCAAGATTACGCATCACTATCATTATCTATGCCAGGTAAATACGGACAAATATCTAAAGCATTTGTTACTAAGGATGATATAGTATTTAAACAAGATGTAAACAATAATAACGATTTAGTAGATCCGCTATCAACTAGTATTTATGTATTAGGTTTTAATGAAAATAAACAGTTAATAGCACCATCAGACTCATTAAAGCAGAATCTTAAAGGCTATTTATCGCAATATAGAATGTTAACTGATTCGATAAATATAAAAAATGCCTTTATAATTAATATAGGTGTAGATTTTGATATTATACTAAGACCTAACTATTCCGGCAGAGATGTATTATTAGAATGTTTAACACTACTTCAAAGCTACTTTAATATAGATAATTGGGAAATAAATCAGCCTATAATACTATCCGAAATATATACCATGCTAGATAATGTTTCCGGAGTACAAACAGTTAATAATGTTAAAATAACTAATAAATCCGGCGAAGAATTAGGATATTCTAAATATAGCTATGATATACAGTCTGCTACCTTAAATAACGTAGTATATCCATCACTTGATCCTTCAATATTTGAAGTAAAAAATCTACAAAGTGATATTCAAGGTAGGATTGTAACTTTCTAAAAATAAGTGTAAAAACTAAAGCTTTTTATATTTATATTATATAAAATAACTATAAATGGCCGTTTATAAAATATTTCCAAGTAAAGATGCTTCAATATATTCACGATATCCAGGTATAAACGCCGGAAGAGATGAAATATTAGAAATTAGCGTTAAAAATAATACAAGCTACGACGGTGCAACTGTAAATGTAGGAAGTACTAGTTTTGATGATATTAGAAGATCATTAATAAATTTTACAACTAATGATTTAAATACATTAAAATCTTTTAATTCATCATCTTTTAACGCTAATTTAAGATTATATCTAGCTAACGCTGAAAATCTTTCTCAAGATTATATAATAGAAGCATATCCACTAACCCAGGATTACACAATGGGTACTGGTAAATTTAATGATAATCCTAATCCATTAAATGGAGTATGTTGGACTTCACCTGGACCTACTGGTTCGACCCCGTGGGATAAAACAACAGGAACTGAAAGCTATCTCTATACTTCAGGGGGAGGAGTTTGGAATCAAACATATAAAGCAACTCAAAGCTTTAATTACATAGATAATAAAGACATAAACATTAATATTACAAGTACGGTTGATAAATGGTTTAGCGGATCACTATCAAACTATGGAGTAATACTTAAACATTCATCATCAATAGAGCTTAATACAGGATCCTTTATGGTACTGAATTATTTTTCTATGGATACACATACTATATACCCCCCTTGTTTAGAATTTAAATGGAATGATTTTTCTTATAATACAGGTAGTATTAGTAACGGCACTATAACAAACGATAATTTTATAATCAACGTAACTAATAATCCAGGAGAATTTAATCAAAATACTAAATACAGCTTTAAGATAAAAGCAAAAGATAAATTCCCTGTAAGACAGTTTACAACATCATCAGTATATCTTAATTGGAAATATTTACCAACATCATCTTACTGGGCAATACAGGATTATAAAACATCAGAGATGATAGTTGATTTCGATACAAATTATACTAAAATAAGTGCGGATAATACAGGTAATTATTTTACAGTATATATGAACGGATTACAACCAGAGAGATCTTATAAATTATTAGTAAAAACTATTTTAAATAATTCTGAAGAAATAGTTGTAGATAATGATAATATTTTTAAAATTATTAGATAATGTCTCAAGAATTAAATCTTTATAGAGAAGTATATGGTCAAAATACATATACTAGAGTAGTTGATACTCAATTTAGAGAGCTTATCGATCCCGTAGATGAGCAGGTTATCGAAGATGTTAGTGTAGAACAATTCTTTGAATTATACGAACAATTATTTCTACAAATACCAGTAAACGGGGAATTAAATTCACACGAATATCTAGTTATGAGAAGTTCAGAATATCTAGGTGGGGCTGTAATTACAAATAATGAAAAAGCATTATTAGAAGAGATTAACAGTTTAAGACAGCAGTTATTAGAAACTAATACAAGCTTAATAGATATAGCTAAATTAACATAATGGAAATAGTAAACGTAAATTATTTAGGTTCTAATCCCGAATATCAAGAATATAGTAATAAGGATACCTCTCTTATTACAGGTAATATTATATCAAGAACTTTCGGGGAAACTGATGATTATATAGAATATTTTATATATGATCTTAATAATAATTTATTAACATCAAATTATAACGTTAATAGTTATGTTATAAAAAATAGCGATGCAGTAAATCCTACTGGTAATATATTATTATTAAATCCTGATAAAGATATACAAGATGAAGGCTTTGATAGAGGTGCCGTAAATATTACATATAATTTCTTTAGAAAATTATTCAATAGTAGTGAATTAAGTAGATTTTGGATTAATGAATTATCAACAGATAGAACCGAAATAAGAGTATCTAGACAGGATTTATCTAATGACGAGTTAATACAATTATTTAATGAATACGATTTAAATATATCCAATAAAACCTATTATCCAGACTTTTATTTAAATTTCGGTGATAATAAAATAGTAATTGGAGTAAACGTAGCATATACTCTAGTAAATGAAGAATCAGCCTTATTAATTAAATTATATGAACCGCTACCGTCAGAGCTAGGAAATAAAGATACATTCTGGATAGTAGATAAGCTATCTGAACCAGCTACATATAATATCGATATTCAGATTCCGGCAGAAGCAGTCGTTACTACTGAAAGCTTAAGAGGTCCTAATTATAATGTTGAAGTATTAAATAAAGTAGGTCAAATAACAGATTACCAATCATTAAGTACCTTCTATACAGGATCATCATTAACATCCTATCAGCAATTAAAAAGCCTTACAGAAGAAAAGGGAATAGATATAAATGTAGATTATACAAATTTTAATAATTTTATACACTTCTCTTCTGCATATGAGAGAATATATAATTTTGCATATAAAATTCAATTAATAGAAAGTTACAATTCCGATTTAAATTCACTTAATAATATATTTCAGAACACAAATACAGTATCAGGTAGTAGATCTGTATTACAAAATAAAATAAATGATATTATTGAGAAATTCGATGGATATGAATATTACCTGTATTATGATTCCGGATCTGCTTCATGGCCTAAATCTACGAATACGAAGCCTTATCAACTATATGCATATGCAAGTAGTCAAGTTCAAAACTGGCTAGGAAGTGAAAATACCGTACCTACGGCAGTAACTCAAAGTATTTTATATTCAGCATCTTTACATGATTTAAATAACAAAGATTGG